CAACGTGCTTCATAGCCTGGGCCGCGTTGGTGGCTTCGATCAGGCGAACCCTCTGCGTGGCGGTTTCAACGATTCGATACAAACGTAGTTTCATAGTTTCTGCTCCTGTGGTTGACAGGGAAGAATTGTACCCATAGAATTCGCCATGTCAACACTTTTTTAACGAATCCTTAAAGTTTTTTACCGACGGAGAAACACCATGACTCTTAAACAATTGTTGGATCATTACGGCGGGAGTACCATAGCTGCCGCCGCCGCTCTCGGATACACCGAGCAGGCTATCCGATACTGGCAGGAACAAAAGAAAATCCCATACCGCGCTCAACGCTTGATAGAGGCTGTTACAGGAGGAAAGCTAATTGCTAGGAAGGAGCGGAAGTGATTAAGTTTTGCAAGCGGTGCAATGTTGAGACTGAGCGTTATAAATGTGGGGATTGCAAGCCGTGTAAGGCTGCTTGGTATGCTGTGAACAAAGAGAAAGCACTTGCTAGAAACGCAGTTTGGCACGCTGAAAACAGAGAACTAGCAAACGCTAGATCTTCTGCTTGGCACGCTGCAAATAGAGAGAAATCGCTTGCCTCTAAACTAGCTTGGTACTCAGCAAATAGAGAAAAAGAACTTGCCGCTAGATCAGATCGGTATGCTGCGAATCGAGAAAAAGCAAAAGCTAAAAGTTTAGCTTGGACTGCTGCGAATCCAGAGCGACACGCAAAAAACCGTGCAGCTTGGAACGCGGCGAACCCGGAAAAGCGCCGTATCCATAAGCAAAACCGCCTATCCCAGAAGCGCGCTAATGGTGGCAAATTATCTAGCGACCTATCAGCAAAGCTATTCAAGTTGCAGCGTGGGAAATGTGCCTGCTGCGGGCTTCCTTTGGGCGACAATTATCATCTCGATCACATCATGCCTATTGCGCTTGGTGGCGCTAATGAGGATAGCAATATTCAACTTCTTAGGCAGCGATGCAACAATCAAAAACATGCAAAGCATCCCGTGGATTTCATGCAGAGCCGAGGATTTTTGTTATGACCGACGATCTAGACGCTCTCAAGCGTTCCGTGGACATGGTCACATTGCTGACCGGCTACGGAGTCGAACTCAAGCAACGAGGCCAAGAGCATGACTGCCTGTGCATCTTCCATGACGAATCGAAGCCTTCGATGCAGGTCTATATCAAGGACGGCGTGCAAAAATGTCATTGCAAGAGTTGCGGTCGTGGCGGCACCGTAATTGATGTTGTCATGAAAATGGACGGGTGCGACGAAGGCGAGGCCATCAAGCGACTCCGCGCCAACGGATTCCAGCGCGACGATACCCGCATCAAGGCCGAAGCGCCAATTAAAGCCGCGACATGGCAGCACGCAACAGCACCGGAACCGCTTACCGACTTCACCATCAAGGATCGCACCTACGTAGCGCACTGGACGTACCTATCCGAAACCGGCGCACTGCTCGGCTATGTGGTGCGCTACCTGCAACCCGATGGCAGCAAGGACTATCGCCCGTGGAGTTATGGCAGCTACAGCACCAACGTATCCGCGAAGTGGGCAAGCAAGGCATGGACGCACGGACGCCGCCCGATATACGGCCTCGATCTACTGGCCGCGAATCCTGCCGGCAAGGTAGTAATCTCCGAAGGCGAAAAAGCCGCCGACGCCTCGCGCCATTATTGGGCATCGCGCATTGGCATAGCATGGCCGGGAGGTGCGAACTCGATAGCCGGAGTTGATTGGACGCCACTAGCAGGGCGCGACGTATTGCTGATACCGGACGCCGATGTAACCGGAGTCGGTGAGGCGGCAATGTTCAAGGTGGCTAGCTACCTATTACCCATTGGGTGTAAAGTGTCCATCCTCGATACGAGCGACAAGCCTAATAAATGGGATGTTGCCGATGCGCTGGCCGAGGGCATGAGCAAGGAAGCATTGATGGCATGGGCCGCGCCGAGAGTATCAGCGGTGACAAGCCGAGAGCTAGAAAAACAAAAGCTAGTGGAGGAAAAAAAAACTATGCAATCCGCTCAAGTCGCCGCCGCTGAACCATACAGGGGATTCGATGAGGATTCGAGTATCTACGAACTCCCGCCATTGCCCGACGACTTCGACGAGCCGCAGCATATCCCGCTGACGATTGACGTGGTGCCCGAACAGATACCAGATGCGCCGACAGTACAGCCTGCGAAAACAGTAAGGCATACGGCCATCGAGAAATCCGAACTGCTACCGCCCGAATTCTCCGAGCTTTCACTCGCAAAGCATTGGAGTAACAACGAGGGCGCGGACTGGTGCTATACGCTGGCATGGAATCAATGGTGCCAATGGGACGGCGCAAGGTGGAAAGTCGACCGGACGAACTCAGTAACATCCATCATTGCCGACGAGATGTGCCGCGCTACTCACTGGCTTGAAGCCAAAGCACTATCAGCATCGGCCATTCGCTCACTGTGCGCGAAACGAAACATTGCCAACGTGCGCGACCTGGCCGGATCATTCCCGCGCCATGCTCGACTGCCGGAAGAATGGGATAGCAACCCGTGGTTGATGGGAACCCCAGACGGTACGCTTGACCTAAAAACCGGCAAGGTTCGCCCGCCTGACCGTGCCGACTTCATAACTCGGCAAGCTGCCGTATCGCCTCAACCCGGCCCTATGCCACACTGGAACAAGGTACTCGACCGCTGCACCAAGGGCGACCCGGAAATGCGGAAATACTACCAGCGATGGGCAGGCTATATCCTGACCGGATCATGCCAAGAGGAAGGATTCCTGTTTATTCATGGTGCAGGGAATAGCGGGAAATCAAAGTTTATCGACTGCCTTGGCGGTATGCTCGGCAAAGCCGATGAAGGCGGATATTGCGCGACTGCCAAGATTGAAATGCTCATGGAGTCAAAGCATGAGAGGCATACGGAAGAACTGGCCTGCCTTGCCGGGGCGCGAATGGTACGGTGCAGCGAACCCGACGAGGGCGCACGGTGGAATGAAGCCCTATTGAAACTAATTACCGGGCGGGATACGGTATCAGCACGCCGACTATACGAAAAGCAATTCACATTCACGCCGGAATTTAAACTGCTCATAAACGGAAACTTCCGGCCTGCCTTCAAGAATACCGGCGAGGAAATACGCCGCCGGATGCACTTCATAGAATTCCCTGAGAGTATCCCCGAATCGGAGCGTATATACGGCCTGCCCGAATTGCTGCAAGCCGAATGGCCGGCGATCATGGCATGGGCGGTCGAAGGTTGCATGGAATGGCAGCGCACAGGGTTACAGAAACCCGCCAGCGTGAAAGCCGAGACTCAGCAATACCTGGACGCCGAGGATACGCTCGGGCAATGGATAGCCGATTGTTGCGAGCTTGGCAAGGAATTGAAATACGCGACCGGCGATGCCTATAAATCCTATGCCGAGTATGTCGAAAAATCAGGGGAAGGCATTGTGAGTAAAAAGCGATTCAGTCAGCGCATGGAAGCACGCGGATTCAATACCAAAGGGCGCAAGGGGAATGGGAAAGCGATACTAGGGATTGACGCGAAACCGGCTGAACCTGGCGCATGGGCAGACCGTGAATTCTGAGCCGCTATCCTGGAAGCGTACAGGGAAACTATGCCTTCGCGCCGAACCGTATCTGGTAATGAAACTAATCACGCGCTATATCGCGCTATACGGCCCCCAGACGGCCAGAATCACGCTAGGGGAGTATCCATACACTCCCGAGACAATGGAAGCCGCTAGAGAGGCGGCAAAGTCGGCCTGTGAACAGCATAGGCAAAAAGAAGCCGCCAGCGGTTAATTCACGGTGGCGGCAAAGCCGGTATCGCTACCGGCGAGGGGAGCTTCTGATTCTAGGGCCTGAGCACGATCAGGACAAGGGCCAGCAATAGCGCGCCTATTGAATGTAGCATGGTCAAATCCTCCAAATCTTAAACAGCGGAACAAGCGGGCTGGCGCAAGGATTCACCGTAAAGCATATCCGTCCAATGCGCCCCTCGATGCAGGTTATGGTACGGTCGATTGTCATGCTGCGACGGATTGACTATTGGCATAGTCGACCGCGCCTTGTTGATCCTCAAAGCCTGCCGGCAACGGAACCGCAACAGGGCCAGCAAGTTGTGAGTGCCAAGTCGAATCAGGATCATTCGACACATCCCCGCGCATCGGCATTACTACAGCAAGATAATCGCCAGCACTAAGCACGGCACAATTATCTCCGCCATGCTTCAGCGCCATAAAGCAGTTTTTGCTTTCCATGTAATCACGATAACCTTCCAGCGCATCCATCACATAATCCTGATTGATGCAGGCATACTCCCCGGATACGGTTTGCGGAATAACCCGCGAATAGTCCGGGAATTTGCCGTCAATCAGCTTTGCAATGGATTCCGTACCATCGGGAAGGCTAACGGATACCTTGCCGTCAGCAAAGGCCAACACGACCTCTTTGCGCTTGTCGTGCCTGGGTGCTTTGCACTTGATAATGGTTTTGACCAGCGTATCAGGCAACAAATACTGCACAGGCGCGCAATGATCGCCGTCTGAATGCTCAACCCGCACAATGTGCAGGCGATGGCCGTCAGTGGCGATAATGCGAGTTTCTAACCCGTTATGCTCGACACAAATCGAATTCAGATAGTAGCGAATATCGTTATTCGCCATTGCATGAGACACGGCCTTGATGGTGGATTGCTTGATAGTGATTTGCATGATTATTGCCCCTATGTTATGCGCCGATATTGGCGCTTTAGAACCCTGCGTTAAGTGCGTTAAGCCTATTGATTTCAATCTGCGCGTACTTCTTTGCCGTTGCCGCCGTTGCCAGTCGATCACCATAAAGCACCTTCACGTTGCCACTGTAGGTCGACTTGATAGCCGGGAGATAGTCTGAACCGCTCTTGACGAATGTAGCTTTCATGCTATCCCCCTCAGATTAGAATTACGTACCAGCGAGATCAACCTGACAAAGTGTTTCGCCCAATACACCTGGCGCACGGGATCGGTTGCTGCGCGCTCGCAGGCGAATATTGCGCGGGCAAGGGTGTGGAATTTGGCGGATGTCATGTCAATCCCCTTAAAACGCCTGATAAACGATGTTGCCGGAATCAGTCTCGCCTACAACCGATGTATTCTCGTTCAGGTATTCCAGAACAGCGTCTTTCACTTCGTCGGCGTCTTCGATGTCGCAGTCGGACAAGTCGATATCGTAATTCTTGGCGATATCCAACGGATTGTCTTCGTTGAAGTCGCAGCAGATGGCGATAACATCCAATTCCATCTCTTCACCTGTGTCCTCTTCGATGGATTCCAGATAGTCAAAAATCAGGTTACGGCCTTCGTAGCTGAAATTCTCCATGCGGTCATAGGCGCGGAATGCGTCGTGGAAATCGGAGCTGCTAACTGTAGTTTTCATTTTGAATCCCCTGTCTAGTGCCGAACTATCCGCGTCGGCTTTGCGGTAAAACCATACTCCATAGCCTTTGCAGGCTATAGGCTAGGGTTTATGCGCGTGCGTTTTGGGAATCAATATCCTGCTGTAAGTTCGGGTTATGTATCCTTCCGATAATGCGGCATCGCTCCATCGCGTACATGATGCCCTGCCCTGTTTTACGCCCATTCTTGTCGAACTTTTCAATGTCGATCAGGTTTCCTTCACGGTCAAACCATGCCGAAATCTTCCCCTGCCCCTGATGCGTGATGCGATGTATGACGTATCCGCCATTGCTGAACTGTTGAACTTGCATTTCAAAACCCCTTATCAATTGCTGCGTTATTGGATGCCACAATTGCAGTCTAAGATAGCGCGTAAGGATTGTCAATGATTATTTGCAAATAATCGCAGATATTTAGACGCTAATGTTAGCGGAGTATATAAGCAAATGCTTACCTGTAATGGAATCAATGCCTTGCAAATTCCACGATGTACCGATGTACCGATTCGGGGTGTTTTCCCTAAAGTCTGTCCGCAGGTGCGTGCGCGCATTTAAAAACTTTGGGGAAAAAGGGTCCAATCGGTACATCGGTACATGTACTGATTTTCTGTACCGATGTACTGATTTTCCGCAACATGTCGAGCAATGGATCAGATGTACCAATGTACGCATTATCGGCAAACCGTAACGGCTACATGTTGCGCGCCTTGCCTTGCATCATGCAGGCGATTGGTCCGTGCCGAGATCGAAGCAGGCCTACGTGATCCGGTAGCTGCCAGCGTGCCGATGCGATGCCAGCTCGACCTACATGCTGGCTACCATGCGCACCAGTCTCAGCTCGCTCGATCGGACGGAGCACGGTCGCTGTCGCTGGACGGGGTGAAGCGCAGCAGCCTATCGGCCAGGCGCAGATGATAGGGGGGGGGTACTAGAGGCCACGGTGAGTAAGTAAGAGCTATACCCCTGCCCTCGCAAAACGGTTGCCCAATACTTATCCACAGCCTACACTATCGCATGGGCCTGAAAACAAGAGAGGGGTGGAGCCGAATGGACAGGATGATTACCGAGCATGGAGAGGAAGGGGCATTGGCGCTGATAATGACGAGGGTATCGGAGGGTGAGGATCCTAGGGATATAGCGCGTGGGAATGGGATGCCGTGGATGGTGATGCGTCGGTGGTTGGAGGATAAGGCTGAGAGGATGGCTGAGTGGGAGTTGGCGAAGAGGTGCTTTGCTGACGGGTTGGTGTATGAGGGGTTGCAGGTAGTGAGGGATGCGAGTGTGGAGAGTGTGCCGCTGGCGAGGTTGCAGAGTGAGGTATATGGGAAACAGGCGGCGAAGATGAGCAGGGTTGAGTGGGGTGATCGTGAGGAGAGGGCGAGCGGGTTTGGAAGTAACGGAATCACAATCGTGATTGGTGATGTGCAGTTGAAGGGGATTGCTGCACCGATTAAGGATGTTGAAGGGTTGGTTGTTGCTACGCAGGACGCTGTATGAGCGAATTACGATTCGATTTCATTCCGTGGCAAAAGCAAGCGATCCAGGATAATTCTCGGTTCAAGACGATTGTTGCAGGCCGACGTTGTGGGAAAACTAGGTTCTCAGTTGTGAATACACTGATAAAGGCACTGGAATGTCCAAGCAAAGATGCAGGGGTGATGTACGTCGCTCCGACGCAGGGGATGGCGAGAGTTTTGTGTTGGGATTTGCTGCTTGAGCTTGGGGCGTTGGTTATCTCGAAGTCGAATGTGAATAATGGCGAGATTAAATTGGTGAATGGGATAACGATCTACGTCAGGGGTGCTGACTCGCCTGATTCGCTTCGCGGTATGAAGTTGTACCACTGCACGCTAGACGAGATGCAAATGATGAAGGATAACGTTTGGGAATTGATTATCCGACCGGCGCTTTCAGATATGGAGGGTACCGCGCTATTCATTGGGACGCCAAACCCTGGCATCAGTTTGTTTCGTGATTACTTCGACCTTGGGATGGCTGGCACCGACGAAGAATGGAAATCGTGGCATCTCACGACCTACGACAATCCATTAATCTCTCGGTCTGAAATTGAAGCTGCAAAGCGTTCAATGAGTACGATGGCCTTCAAGCAGGAATATATGGCTTCGTTTGATACGATGGGGGCCGACATATTCAAGGAAGAATGGTTTAAGTATGGTCCTGAACCGAAGAATGGGAGTTACTACATCGCAGTCGATCTTGCTGGATTCGAGGATGTGAGCGACCCGAATAAAAAGAAGCATTTGGACGATACAGCTATTGCTGTGGTGAAGATTACTGACGATGGAACATGGTGGGTAAAGAAGGTTGATATGTTCCGCAAGGATGTAAGGGAAACTGCCGTAAGAATCCTCATGGCGATCAGGACATACAAGCCTATCTGCGTGGGGATAGAAAAAGGAAGTTTGATGAGGGCGGTGATGCCGTACCTTACTGATCTTCAGAGGAAGAACAATGTATATGCCCACATTGAAGCAATATCGACTTCAGGCTCCAGTAAGAAGGGTGTTGATGCCATTGCTAATCGCGTGATCTTCGCATTGCAGGGGAGATTCGAGCACGGCAGGATAATATTCAGTGATGACGGGAACCATGACAAGCTGAAGGATCAACTGCTAATGTTCCCTTCGCAGAAGGTTCACGATGACGGGGCCGACGCGCTTTCCCTAATCGCGCATCTCCATGACACGATTTATGGCGACCCTAACGACGCGGTTGAGGAATACGAGGTTCTTGACGTAACGTGCGGGTTCTAGTATAAGACGGTTACAACATTAGGGATGTGAGTTAGCCGCTTGCTAAACCTGATGGGCTAGGGCGTAGCTTAACTAAAGCTCCGTGCAAAACGGGAGATGCCAGTGAGAGTCTGGTCGTCCGATTACGAAGTAATCAGTTCAGGGGTAGCGCATGGATAATGAAATAGGGTATTCCAACACCGGGCAAGTGATTGATCCAGAACCACTGGAGAAAGATCCGGTATTCCATGAACCCTCCGACAGTGAAAAAGAACTAACCGCTTTCATTGTCGACCACACCGATAAATGGCGGGACTACCGCGACGGAAACTTCTCAGAGGATTGGGAGCGTTACGAGCGCACATTCCGTGGGGTTTGGGACAACAGCGACAAGATGCGCCAGTCCGAGCGTTCCAGAGTCATTTCCCCGGCAACACAACAGGCTGTAGAGACGCGCCACGCCGAGGTGATGGAGGCAATCTTCGGCCAGGGCGAGTTCTTCGACATCAAGGATGATCTGGAGGACAAAACCGGCAGCGTCGACGTCGAGCAGATGAAGGCGAAACTGTACGAGGACTTCGCGCAGGACAAAATACGCAAGAGTATCGACCAGATCGTGCTGCTGGGGCAGATTTACGGTACGGGTATCGGTGAAATCACTGTATCTACCGAAAAGCAGTACAAGCCCATGCAGGTTCCTGTCGACAATCAGCAGATGGCCTACGGGGTGGGGGAAAAAGACAGGGTATGCGTCAAACTCATCCCGGTAAGCCCCAAGAACTTCCTGTTTGACCCGAATGGCACTGAAATCAACGACTGCATGGGTGTTGCCATCGAGCGATACCTGTCAATCCACAAGATTGCGAAAGGGATTGCTGACGGCAAGTACCTAAATGTCGATATTGGGACGCTGTACGAGGATGATTCACTCGAAAGCACCACGGAAAAGCGGAATTTCGAGGATGACAAGGTAAAAATCCTCACCTACTACGGCCTAGTCCCGCGTGAATACCTGACGGTAGAAGGCGAAGAAGTCGTTGATTTGGGCGTTTCCAACGCCATCGAGGACTATTCCGACATGGTTGAGGCTATTGTCGTGATTGCAAACGGTTCATTGCTCCTGAAAGCCGAAGAATCGCCCTACATGATGCAGGACAGACCTGTTATCAGCTATCAGGACGATACTGTACCGAACCGCCTGCTTGGTCGGGGGACGGTGGAGAAGGCAAGCAACATGCAGAGCGCGATTGACGGAAGTATGCGCTCGCACATGGACGCACTGGCCCTGACAGTCGCTCCGATGGTGGCGATTGACGCTACCAGACTTCCTAGAGGCGCTAAGTTCGAAGTGAAGCCAGGAAAAGCGTTCCTGACCAACGGTGCACCGAACGAAATCATCTTCCCGTTCCATTTCGGGACGAATGACGGTGCAGCAATGACGACCAGCAAGGAATTCGAGCGCATGTTGCTGATGGCGACGGGTACGATTGACTCGAATGGTACGGTGAGCGCGGTAGCACGGGATGGTCAGTCGATGGACATGGCGACTGCCACCATGATTAAGAAGTACAAGCGTACTCTGGTGAATTTCCAAGAGGACTTCCTGATTCCGTTCATCTACAAGGCGTCTTGGAGGTACATGCAGTTCGCGCCTGAACGGTATCCGAGTGCTGACGTGAAATTCATTCCGACGGCGACACTGGGGATAATTGCGCGTGAATACGAGCAGAAACAGTTGGCATTCCTGATCCAGACGCTCGGCGCGAACAGCCCTCTGACCCCGATACTGATGCAGGGCATCGTGAAGAACTCGTCTCTGAGCAACCGCGAACAGATGCTGGAGCAGATGGCGAAGATGTCGCAGCCGAACCCTGAACAGCAGCAGATGCAACAGCAGGGTGTGCAACTTGAGATGGCGAAGAAACAGGCTGAAGTCCAGAAGTTGCAGGCGGAAGCGCAAAAGACGACTGTTGAAGCGCAACTCGCCCCAGAAGAAATGAAGGCGAAGATGATCGCGGCCCTGAGCAACAATTTGGATGACCAGAACGAAGGTGACGACTTTGAACGTAGGGCGCGTATTGCCGAGATTCTTATAAAAGAAAAAGATATTGAATCAAATGAAAGAATCGCAGAAATGCAGGTTAAAGCTAAGTTGTCTGATAAAAAAAATGACAGTGATTACATTGAGTCTGCGTTAAGAACGATGCAATGAAAAAATCTCACGAAGAAAAATACGCCAAGCAACTTCAAGCGTCTAGAGAGTGGAAAAAGAGAAACAAAGAAAAAGTGGCGATGTATGCTGCGTTATGGAGAGAAGCAAATCCTGAATACAGGAAAGCGAAAAAGGCTGAATGGGACGCAAATAACGTCGAACACAGGAAGGAATACTCGAAGAGTTTCAAGACGAAGAATCCAGATTACTTTAAGAGAAAGCATTTGCAGTATTGTTATGGAATGCCACTTGAAGAATATGACAGAATGGCAGAGCATCAAAATTATTGCTGTGCTGCCTGTGGAAAGCATTCAAGTGATACGCAGAGAGGTAGGCTATTTGTAGATCACGATCACGCAACAGGAGAAATAAGGGCGTTGTTATGCCAACATTGCAATACTGCACTCGGAATGGTTGATGACAATGTTGATGTGTTGCTCAGTCTTGTTGGGTATTTGGAGCAATTTAGGCGATAGGGTTAAAGCAGCATAGGAGCAAAGATGTTTCAGCGGTTGGTTGATCTACTGAAGCCTGATGTAAGCACTGAGGCTAAACTTACTGCTGTCACGGTGACGGTAGGTAAGGCGCTGGAACGACTGATTGATAGGGTTGATACGCATGAAATCAAGACGCTGATTCCTCTGAAGGATGGACGCGATGGCGAACCGGGAAAGATCGGCCCGCGAGGACTCAAGGGCGACAAGGGCGATCCAGGCAAGGATGGGATGGGGCGCGATGGCAAGGACGGAAAAGATGGTAAGGACGCAGTAGGCAAGCAGGGAAAGCAAGGAGTATCGGTTGTTGATGCAGAGATTGCGGCTGATGACCACCTAGTATTGAAGTTGTCTGACGGAAAGATTGTTGATGCGGGTGAGTTGCCTAGCGTTGATAAAGGTAAGATTCAGCAGATACTTAGCACACAAGTAGCACGGGATCAGATCACTGTTTCAGCAGTTGCACCAACTACCCCGCAGGTTAATGACTTGTGGCTTGATATTTCGTAAAGGCACTGAAATGACACAACTCAACGGGCAACTGGGCGAACTCGCAATGACGGTGCAGATCACACGCGCCGTCACCGGCAAAGTTGAGGAAGTGAAACTGACCAGTGCGATCACTGACCCCAAAACCCACGAACAACTTTTGAAGGAGCTACCAGATGGCAGTCACACACTCGACGGCGAGTAGGGATGCCGCAACAAACGCGGTGGTCGATCAACTTGACGGGGCGGGCAGCAAACTGTGCTTCCGTATCTCATCTGCGGGGGCGATTGCCGCCACGCTTGTCATGGCCACCCCTGCCTTCGGTGCGTCTTCCACAGGTACGGCAACCGCCGGAGCTATCGCGTCGGATACCAACGCGGCAGGCAACGCGTCTGCGGTGTCGCACGCCACGCTACAGACCTCCGGTGATGTGGTGGCGATCACCTGTCAGGTGGCAGCGGCAGCGTCGGACATCAACATGACGAACGGGCTGACCATTGCGGCGGGTGATACCGTGAGTTGTTCGAGCCTGACCTACACCGCGCTGTCTGCATAGCCATGACCCAAGCGAACGACTCAATACTCGTTACGCCCGGAAGCGGGGCGACGGTAGCCACGCACCTGCAAAACTCAAAAGAGTATCAGGTTGTTATGAAAGCGTCGGATGACGGACACATTTATGGCTCTCGTCCGATCTACTGGTACTCGATAGCAGAACAGGTGCATGTTGCGGCGGCTTCGACAATCCATTTCGACGTATTCAATGCCCACGCAACTTTGCGCGTCAGAGTGTTGTCAATTCTCCAGCGGCCTAGCATCGTGACTGCCGTAACCGGAGTAGCGTTCAACTGGACATTCCAGAGGACGACCGCCGTGGGAACCGGCGGGTCTGCACAGACCGCAATTCTCAGGGACACAGCAACGCCTCAAACCGCATTGGATGCAGCTATTACTTGCCGATCCAAGCCGACCGGCGGGGCAACTCCGGGTGTTGCGCTCCGGTCTTATGCGGTGCATAGCGAGGAAACAAACGTCGGTGTAATTGCGCTTGCTGCGGCAGGAGGGCTGGAACTTGTCCCATTTGGGCGGCTTGTCGACTACCAATATGCAGGGATTTATCTTGGTCAGAATCAGGGATTGAGTGTCACGCAGACAACGAACTCCGCTGCCGGAAATACGGGTTGGGACATTCTTTTCACGGTTGAGTAACAAATGTTACTTCCACTGCTACTCGGTCAAGGTGCAGCAGGGCCAGTAACACACGCAACAACCGGCGCACTCACAGGGCCGGGTTCCGCAATAGTTGGCAGTGCGTCAAGCAAGACGGTTCGCGCCTCGTCTGGGGTACTCACAGGCCAAGGCTCGGTAATAGTCGGGTCGGCGTCAAGCAAGACCACAAGACCATCGACCGGCGTACTCACCGGACAAGGATCGGTAATCGCAGGCTCCGCTTCCCGCAAGCGGGTGATGGCTACGTCAGGGGTTCTTGCAGGTAAAGGTTCTACGGTAGTCGGTGCAGCAGATAGGCAGGAAGGCGTAGCCACCCACGCAACAAGCGGGGTACTTGTAGGGCAAGGCTCGATAGTTGTTGGGGCAGCAGACAGCGGGACAACGCGGGCTGCAAGTGGGGCGCTGGTCGGGCCTGGAGCAGTAGTAGTAGGCTCGGCCTCTCGATTCAGAACGATGGCAGCAACAGGTGTTCTGGTTGGAAGTGGATCAGTGATAGCAGGAAACGTAGCAAGAATAGGAACAGGTTTATCTATAAAGTATTGGGATGGTGCGGATTGGCAGATTAAAACATTAAAGCATTGGGGTGGCGTATCATGGCAAACAAAGACGCTTAAACGCTGGAATGGGAGTGCATGGGTATGAAAAAACTAGGCCAAGGGGCAATCACTACCGGAGCGGGTACGCTCATCTATACCGTGCCTACGGGAATGAGAACGGAAGTTCTCGACATAAACATCGCCAACACCACGGCAGGGGCATTGACATGCGCGCTACACCTTGTCCCAACAGGCGGAAGTGCTGCGACTACCAATATGCTATTCCCAACGGTAAGCATTCCTGCGAATACACTCATTCAATGGACAGGTGTTCAGGTCTTGAATGCTGGCGATTTCGTGCAGGGTATTGGTTCTGCTGCCGGGATCACGGTGACAATTAGCGGTTCGGAAGGCAGGGCAGGAACGTGATTACCGACTATCCGCACCGAACCAAGATCAACGGCGGGACTCTCGGCACGGGCGACCTTACAGAAGATGCGTGGGGCGTTCAGAAGGTCTCGCTCCCGTACTCTTTGTTCCACGGCATGTTCAGCTTCGACATACCGGCGAAGATGTGGTTCATGTACGAGGGTGGCACTCAGGTTTATACCTCGACGAACATCGTATCGACAGACGGCGCGGCAGTTATCACGACCTCTGCTGGCAAGACTGCTCTGATCCTTGAGTCACGCGAATGCCCTCCGTATCAGCCGAATCGTGGGGTGCTGTTCTCGACTGCGCTATGGTGTCCTAGCAAGACGGCGACAGGCTGTGTCCGGGAGTGGGGTGTTCAAACTTCCGGTTCGGGCGTGTTCTTCCGGCTCAAGGCTGACGGTCTGTTGTACGCCGTTCTGCGTTCTCTTGGCGTTGAGACAAAGGAAGAAGTCATCACGACAACTGGCGTCAGCGGATTCGATGTCCAGAAGGGCAACATCTACGACATCCAGTATCAGTGGCGTGGCGTAGGGAATTACAAGTTCTTCATCAACAACGTACTGGTAAAGACGTTCAGTAACCTTGGTACTCTGACGGCACTGAGTATGTCGAACCCTGCGCTGCCTATTTCGTTCAAGGCTTCGACTGCTGACGCTGGCGTAGCCAACTGTGCCATCCACATTGGTTGTGCCGACATCACCTCAGAGAACGGTACGATTACCGGCGAGCAGTTTGGTTCTGCATACGCTGCTGCGGTGGCTACTAACGGTGCAGACAAGCCGGTGTTGGTGCTGCATAACCCGTTGTTGATCGGGTCAATGATAAATACACGGACGGTTCACTTGCGTACATCGTCGTTCAACAACACTAAGAAATGCACGTTCAAGATATGGCGCACTCGTTACCCTGCGGACATAACTGGGGAAACGCTGGTTGCTGGATATGGGGGCAAGTATTCCTACATGCAGTCCGACTCGACGGACATGAACGCAGGCGCGGTAAGGGGAACGGCGGTAACGGTGGCGAACCTTGAGTTCCTGTACGCCGTTTCGGTGGAGGCAGCAAAGCGAGAGACTTACGACTTCCCACTGGATCACTTGGAACTGAACATGGTTCGCGGGGACTACATTGTGGTGACGAACGATTCGGTCAATGGATCGAGTGACGTAGTTTTTGGATGGGGCGAGGAAATCTAATGGATAGTCAGTTGCAGGCGTATTACGAAAAAAGACTGAGCATGATGGGCGACACCGCATGGAAGCAACTCATGGAGGATGTTACTCAAATGCTCGACGCCACCAACGATCTTTCATCGGTTCCAGACGAAAAGACGCTTCACTACCGCCGTGGAGAGATTTCCATGATGCGTTGGATGCTATCCCTGAAGGAAACCAGTGAAAACGCTTACAAGGGGCTACAGGATGAGACAACTGATTGACTTGAAATGCCCAGATTGCGGGAATGTGGTCGAGCGGTACATCGAGGCCACGCAAATCCCATGTATCTGCGGAAAGACGATGTACAAGATCGTCGGTATGCCCAGAGTGGCTCTGGAGGGCATCACAGGGGCGTTTCCAGGCGCTCACGACAGGTGGGCAACCATCCGTGAGGCTAATGCTCGCCAGAAGGCCGCGAAACGCGCTGAACATGGTGAGTAGGTAACCGCTTGACAGATTAGTAAGTAACCGTTATAAAGCAACTTAACTTGTAGCCCTATTCAGGGGTGGGAGACACAAATGGCTGAAATACAAGACATTGAATCTGATGTCAGCGAAATTGATGCTGTCGTTGAGCAAGATCAGACGCAGAGCGCAGCAAGTACCGAGGCAACCAAGCCGATCACAGAGGAATTCCCCGAGCGGTATCGCGGGAAGACTGTTAAAGAGATCATCGACATTGCGGAAATGGACAAGAAGAATCTTGGCCGATACGCAAACGAGGCTGGCGAACTTCGCAGGCTTACTGATGAGCTAATCAAATCGCAACTGAAGCCAAAGGTACAAGAGGAACAGCCAAAAGAGGTTGATTTCTTCGAGAATCCGCAAGAGGCAATTCGCAGGCAGATCGAGTCGAATCCGCGTGTGCTACAGGCCGAGCAGTACGCTCTAGCCGCACAACGGGCGCAGACGCAACAGAAACTGGTACAGACGCACCCTGATTTTGCTCAAGTAGTCCAAGACGCAGAGTTTGCAGAATGGATCAAAGGTAGCAAAGTGCGAACCAAGCTGTTCCAAGAGGCTGAAGCGTATGACTTCGATGCAGCAGACGAGTTGTTGAGTACCTTCAAGCAATTGCGAGCAGTCAAAGCGCCACCGCAAGTTACGGTTAGTGATGAGGAGAAATCCTCCCGTACCAAGACATTGCAGGCCGCAGCAGTTGATACCGGAGGTAGCGGGGAATCTTCTCGGAAAATCTATCGCAGGGCTGACCTCATCAGGTTGAAAATGACAAACCCTGCCAAGTACGAGGCCATGTCTGACGAGATTCTTGCAGCTTACGCGGAGAAGCGAGTCAAGTAGGTTAAGTTTCGGTGGGGTCAATTTAACGATTGATCTAGGAGATTCATCATGGCTTATCCTACTGGGGGCGTAACCCTCACCACCGCAGACAAATTTATTCCTGAACTTTGGTCAGACGAAACGCTTGCGGCGTACAAGTCCAAACTTGTTCTCGCCAACCTCGTTACCAAGATTTCCTTCAAGGGCAAGAAGGGCGACACCCTGCACATCCCCGTTCCGGCTCGTGGCTCTGCTACTGCCAAGGCTGATCTGACGGTTGTGACCCTGGTTGCTGACACCGCGACCTCTGTTGATGTCCTCATCAACAAATGGTTCGAGTACAGCAAACTGTACGAAGACATGGCTGAGATGCAAGCCCTGTCGTCCATGCGTCAGTTCTACACGCAGGATGCCGGTTACGCGCTCGCCAAGAAGGTCGACCAAGATCTGCACCTGTTGGGCCACTACCTGCAATCGGGTAACACCACCCCGGCCAACACCAATCTGTATGAGACTGGTGTTATCGGCGGCGACGGCTCGACGGCGTTCTCCGGTGCTACCCCCGGCAACGGTACGGCACTGACTGACGCGGGTATCCGCCGCGCCATGCAGACGCTGGAGGATTCCGATGTTGATTCGTCCGAACTCAACTTCATCATCCCCCCGGTTGAGGCTCGCGTACTGCGCGGCATCGCTCGATTCACCGAGCAGGCGTTTGTCGGTAACGGCGACACCATCAAGACGGGTCGTCTCGGCAACGTCTACGGCATGGAAGTATTCACCTCGTCCAACTGCCCGTGGATTCACGTTCAGGGTACGGACAGCCTGCAAGCGGTGAACTTCTCCAGCACGACTCTGACGGCTTCGTATGTGGATGCTTACGGTATCACTACCGACTTCACCGGCGACACTGACACCAAGTACCGTCCTTGCCTGATGCTGCACAAGGATGCTTTCGCTCACGCTGAACAAATGGGTATCCGTACCCAGAGTCAGTACAAGCAAGAGTACCTTGGTACGCTGGTGACTGCCGACACGATCTATGGCACCAAGACGCTCCGGTCGTATGCCGGCATTGCGCTCATAGTGCCTGCTTGATGAATCGGGGGGGGCTGTAATGGCTCCCTCCACCTAACCTAAAGGAGATTCATCATGGCAAATACGATTAGTGTTTCAAATGTCGAGCAGGGCAACAAGCAGTTCGGCGGGGCATTCAGTGAGATGTGGGCAGTTACCGCCACCGTTACCGATCAAGACGCGGTAGCGATTGGCGACACGTTGTCCATCAGCATGACTGTTCCGGGCATCGCTCTTGGCGACATGGTTGTTGGTATGAGCCTGAATATGGACTCGTTCGATGCAGGCGGTGATGGTGCTGTGATCCGTGCAGAAGTCGGCTCGGCAAACACGGTGAATTTCATTGTCCACGCTGACGTTGCTGAATTCGCTGCTGATGCGATCACGAACGCGGTAATCAAAATCTTGGTTGGCCGTCCGGCTTGGTAAGGGAACGGGGGCTTAACAGCCCCCTTCTTCCATTGGAGAACAAACATGGATGTTAATTCTTACGGCCCTCTGAAGCTGACGACCTCTGCGGCGGCGGTCAATTCCGTGAGTGCTTCGGCATCTCCCGGTGCTGGAGCCATTGTCATTGGTGGAACGCTTGCTACTGGCGGGGTGGCTACACTGGCTGCGGCTCACCTGATTACCCTAGTATCCGGTGGTAACGATGTCGGAATCACCTTCACGATTACCGGAACCGACTCTGACGGCAGGGCGCAGACAGAATCTACTGTAGGCGCGAGTGCTGGAACAAAGACCGGAACCAAGTATTTCAAGACGGTCAGTTCGGTAGCGCACACAGGTTCGGTTGCAACTACGTTGAGTGTCGGTCACGCAATCGACTCCGTTTCCAACACGATCAGCCCAAATCTAAGCACCTCGCCTATCGCTATCGGTATCGGCGTGACACTGGTAAGCGGAACAGCAACCTACAAGGTTCAGCACAGCTATCAGGACGGCTCCAGTTCGCATCCTACGCTGTGGTTCGACAACTCGGCTGGTGCAAAGTCTGCATCGTCTGAAGCGACGTATGCAGCCCCTGTAGCGTGTATCCGACTGCTGCTGTCGGCTTCGGCATCTGCTGTTCTGAGTGCTGCGGTGGTTCAGGGTGGCTAGTCAATTCCGGTGTATCAGAAGTGGCAACGTAGTGTCGTTCTCCAACGAGGACGACATTCGTTCAACCCGTTCCAATGAATCCTATGAGGAGGTGATCCATGAAACCAATGCCAATGCCGATGAAGCCGTCCAAGTCCCGCAAGCCGCCGAAGCGGAAGTGCTGAAACGTAAGCCAGGTCGTCCGCGCAAAGAAGAAGTGACGGAGATTTGATATGGAACAAGGAATGATGTCTCAACAACCTAAATCTCCAGCCAGCTACAGCGGAGAGGTTGATGTAGCTGGCGAAAAGGTTAGCGTAGCTAATGGAGAAGCAGAAGTAAGGGGAGAGAAATACTATGTTTCAGCGGATGGAAACATGGTTGCAGACAAGCAAGGTCGATTGGTTGGGTTTATTGAGAACGGGCAATTCAAGAAGAACACGAACGAACATCTGAAGATGCTTCTTGACAAGGGGCTTATTAGGGATGATCCAAAGTGATCCCAAAATCAGTTCTTGATACATTCAACTTAACTGAACATCAGGTTAGTGAATATCTTGAAAGGTGTGACGCAGTATTCGATATTACAAATGGATACGCAGTTCGCAGGGGTAATGTGATGCACATTCTTGCACCGCAGAAATCTTTATCTGGGCGAAAATTGCTGAGAGAGTGTCAAAACATTTTATCTAGAGTCCACAAGTTATTTAACGAGATATATGCACCTATCAAGCATGGGGATACGCGCGCCATATCATTTGTTGAAAAGATTGGATTCAGCATTGATAGAACGACCAATACCCACGTATGGTTTGTTCATAGGAGCGAAAGATGCGCCTGACTAGAAGCGACGTAAAAAGAAACTGCGCGCACCTTGAAATTCCTTTTGGTGATCCTTTCCGGTACGGGGAAAAGCGGGATTTTGTTGGTGATATTGTAGGCGGCATTGGAGATGCTATTGGAGGCGTTGTTGATGCAGTAGTCAGTAACCCAATCATATCAACAGTTGCTGCGGCAGTCTTCCCTCCACTCGCTCCGTTTGTTGCTGGCATGAACGTAGCATCTGGAATCATAAACGGGAATCCATTACAGGCAATAGGTGGTGCCATTGGACTTAGCGGAGCGGGGGGTTGGTTTGATGTTCCAATAGATTCTGCTTCTGCAATGGAGGCATTCACAAGCCTTCCGTTGGAAGCGCAGAACGCATATTTTGCCGCAGGGTATAGTCCTCTGGATGTTGGTACGGCGCTGGCTCAAGATTCATCGTACATGTCGGCGTTCCAAGGTCTTCCCTACGAGGCGCAGCAGGCTTATCTTGACGCAGGTTATCAGCCGAATCAAATTGGCTCATCCTTGCTTCAAGATCAAGCAAGGGATATGGGGCTGTGGGGGAAACTACCGGCTGAAGCGCAACAGGCTTATCTTGATGCAGGATACTCCCCGCAAGATATTGGTGGATACTTGGCTTCTGATGCAACGGTAGCCGCCGGTGGTAGCGGCGGATTGTTGAGTGGAGTCAAGACTGCTTACAACGCAACAAAAGCAATTAACAGCCTATTTGGTGGTGATACTGGAGGTTCGCTCGCCGGACGACTTCTCTCCGGTGGCCTAGGTGCTATTGGTGGTGCGCTAACCGGGAACGCTGCTGTCGACGCGGCAAAGATCAAGGCTCAATCCGATCTTGCAACAGCGCAAACTGCTGCTGACGCTGCCAAGTTCAAGCCTTACGGAATGACTACCTTTGCCGGTGCATCCAACTTCCAAAAGGATGCTCAAGGCAATGTAATCGGAGCTAACTATTCCGCCGCACCGTGGGCCAAAGCACAGCAAGACGCTCTGTTGGGTCAGTCCAATCAGATGCTCAGTCAGTACCAGAACGCCCCTTCTCAGTTCGCTCCGATGGGCGCTGCTGGGCAACGCGCTATGGCGCTTGGCAACCAGTACCTTGCCCAAGACCCGCAAGCGCAGGCGATGAAATACATGCAGGATCAGCAGGCACTACTTGCCACTGGTCGTGATAGGGACGCAAGCAACATGCTTACCGGCGAGTTCAACCGTGGAACCTACGGATTGGCTACCGGAGCAACCGGACAGATGGGGGCTGCAAATCCTCGCCTTGAGGCGATGTATAACGCTCAGAGACAACAGGACTTGGGCCTCGCTGCACAGGCAACTCAAGGCGGGATGGACTACGCCAAGTTCGGTGCTGGAATGGTAGGCACTGGCGGCGACCTGACTCGCGGGATGTACACAGGGCAAACCGCTGCATTCGATCCATACAAGACCGCTCTTGGAGGTGCTACGACTATCGAAGGATTGGCGCAACAGCCTTTGACGCTCGGCGCTGATCTAGGGAAGATGAACATGAACTCCGGTGCTGCTGGACTCTTAATGCAGGGTGGTTTGAGTGCAAACAACTCCACTCAACAGGCAAATGCGTACAGCCCGTGGGGAAATATGTTGAGCGGTGCGGCTAATCAGGTGCAGAACTACAACAACCAGCAACAGCAGCAACAGTATGCGTTCAACCCATTTACAGGGGCGAGACTCTAATGCCTACCGACATCGTTTCAAGCCTATTCGGGCCGCAACCGTGGCAGATACAGCAGCAGCAGAACCAGCAACTAGGTGCTACTGCTGACACCTACGCCCAACAAGACCCCTTCCAACGTGCCGCAGGGACTTTGTTCCGTGCCGGTGGAATGCTCGGTGGTGCGGGGATGGAAGCCGCTGGCTATGAGAATCCGGCTATCGCACAGGCGAAACGCCAGCAAGAGATTATGGGCATGGGCGGCGATCTGACTACCTCTGCCGGGCTCAAAGCGAAGGCGGCGCAGTTCGATCAGATGGGCGATAAGCAGACGGCGATGAAGCTGATTATGCTTGCGCGGAAGCAGGAAGCGGAAGAACAGAAGATGCTCATTGAGCAGCGCAAGCAGATTCTTGGCGAGCGTAAGCAGGAGTTCCAAGAACAGGATGCGATGGACTTCAAGCGTCAGCAGCTTCAGCAGGCTTACGACTTGGCGAAGGAACGCGCCGCTGATGCTAGGGCGTCTGCTGCTGATCGCGCTGCGGCTGCAAGGGAGGCGAATCAGATCAAGTTGATGCTTGGGCAAGGAATGATGGCTCTCAAGGAGGGTCAAGATAAAAAACCAAACATCGTTACTGATGCCGCTGGAAACGTCACACTTCTTGATAACCAAGGAAACGTAATCAAAAAACTTGATGCAGCAGGTAAGCCAACGGCGCAATATGAAAAGGCAGTTCAGGCCAAGAAACAAAGCGTCCTTGATCTTGACCGAGCTATCACTGAGCTTGATGCAGCCACTAAGGATGGAGGGCTTATTGACAAGTCAACAGGTAGCGGAGCAGGCGCATTAGTTGATGCTGCGGCAGGATTTATTGGATCAGCAACCCATGGATCAATAGCAGTCGGGCAAATGCGACCAATCTATGACTTGGTGTTGAAGATGGTTCCTCGTTTTGAAGGGCCACAGTCAGACAAAGACACGGCTTCATATGAGAAGGCCGCTGGACAACTCGCCAACCCCGCTGTACCAAACAAGCAGAAGAAAGAAGCGGGCAAGGAAATCTTGCGTTTGATGAAAAATCGTCGCGGCCAGTTCTTGTCGAAAGATGCTGTAGATGCTGGAGTATCCGCACCTAGTTCATCAGTTGATGCCGCCTTGGAGAAGTACAAATAATGGCTGATCTTGCTCAAGTCGAAGCGGCCTTCCTGAAGGCTGATGCTGCCGGAGACACGGAAGCAGCGGGGGTACTTGCTGCTGAAGTTCGTCGCCTACGCTCTGAGGTCGCCGTACCGCCAAAGCCGACTTTATCGCCTGAACAGATCGCAGAGCAAAAGCAACGCGCAACTAAGTCAATGATTCGCGCTGAACGTGGTACGGCGAGAAATATCATTGGCGACGTGGTTGCTGGAGCCGGGGCGCTCGGAGGGAAGATTCTCGACATTCCTTCCAAGATGTTTGATGCTCCGTGGTTGCGTAGCGAGGCTAGTTTGGCCCAAGACGTAGCAGATAAGAGTAGCGGTGCTTATCTTGCGGGAGGATTACTTGACCCAATTGCACAAGCGGCAGGCTCAGGGGCATTTGCTGCCGCATCACGCACCCCGGCAATCCCGAAAGTCGCTGAAGCAACGTCAACGTACCTGAAGAACATTGCAGCGGGTGGCGTGACGGGAGCAGGATTGTCTGTTGCTCAAGGCGGCGATGCGGCTGAAGGTGGGCTATTCGGCGCAGGAATAACTGCTGCTCTTGGAAGCCCCGCACTGGCAAAAGTTGTCTCGAATATGTCTGGTGCAGCAAGAAATGTAGGAAACTCGCTTTGGGCAACGCTATCCAAAGGAGGCCGCGCTTCCATCGGGCAAAAAATGGTTCTCGATCAACTTCAGCCAGCAGAAAAAGACGCTGTGCTGAAGATACTCAGTACCAAGGGGGTTGATGTTTCTGAGCTAGGACAACCACTGACTACTGCACAAACTCTTGGTCAGGCCCGCATTGGACAGCAAGTAAAGGCTCCTGTCGGAGCAAGGGTTGCTGCGCTTGAGAGCGAAATTTCCAAGATGTCAGGAGGCGAGAATCTGAACACGATTGCTGCTGCACAGCAAGGGGCTTCCCGTGAAATGATGGGAACGCTATCTGGCGGAAGGAATGCTCCGGTTGATCCGCTGATTGGTATGTCTGCTGATGATATAGCACTAGCGAAAGTTAAAGCAGCAAGAACAGCTACAGCACAGAAACTATACCCGCAAGGCGAAGTTTCTGGCGACCGTGCACTGAATGAAATTATGGATCGTCCCGCTGTCACTCGCGCTCTTGGAATCGAAGAACGAAGCGCAGGGAATGTTCCAAGGGCTACGCAGATTGGCAAGGATACTCCTGCAAAGACGGTGTATCAAGGTGTTTTCACTGATTGGCAGCAGACCCCGTACAAAGAGGACATGCCTGAACAGTTCGCTAAATACTCCATCAAGTCATTGCAGAATCAGTACCGGCTGATGGAAAAGGAAGTCAACCGCCTAATGAAGTCTCCGGCATCTACGGACGAGACTTTAGGCTATGAACTGCGAGAGGCTAAGAACGCTCTTGGAGCATGGCTGTCAGAGAAATCGCCTGAGTGGGCGCAGGCAAACCGTATCTTTGCATTCCAGTCTGTTCCGGCGAATCAGATGAAAGTTGGAACCGCGCTGTCGCAGAAGATGGAGCAATCGCCAGAAGCCTTCTTGAAAGCAACTGAGGCTATTCCAGCACAGGAGCGTCTGATAAGGCAAGCAACAGGCAGGCCGAATCAGCAATTGTCTGATATGTTCAATCTTGGGCAGATGAGCAAGATTTCTGGTCTGCGTAACGCTTCGCAGATTCAGGGTGAAGTTCAGGAATTGCAGAAGTTGGCAAAGGCCAATCTTGGTGATGAACGGGCGTTCCAGTTACCAAACCTGCTTAACGTGTGGGTTGCTGTCGCTAACAAACTTGCGCGTGAAACAGCAAAATCAACGGTTGATGATGTCACAAGGGAGGCGGCTAAAGTGTTGGCTGATCCAACGTTGCTGCGTGAATTGCTTGTCAGGGATGCGGCTAAACGTACTTCATCTGCAACGCCAATGTCTGCTGCAAGGATGTCTCCGATTGTCGGTGGAGCTAGTAACATTCAAGGAATGATGTCAGGAGCAAACCAATGACCACTTGGCTACAAGCAACCAACGAAGTCCTCTCCCGCCTACGCGAATCTACCGTAGCGAGCGTTTCAACGTCTGCCTACTCCACGCTGATCGGTCGATTCGTCAATGACGCCAAACGCCAAGTCGAAGATGCTTGGAATTGGGACGCGCTCGCCACCACCGTAACCCTGAACACTGTCGGCGGAACCTCCAACTACACCGTCACAGGATCAGGCATTCGTCAGAGGGATGTCGTAGTCAATGACACCACGAACCTTGTCCAGCTCAGAAACGTACCTATCCAGTGGATTCTGGATCAACAGCAACTCTCAACTGTACCTACAGGGAATCCGATCTATTACGCATGGAACGGAACGGACGGCACGGACAACAAGGTTGAGATTTACCCGACACCATCAGGTGTTTCCGCGCTCAAGTTCAACATGGTTGTCCCGCAGGCGATTCTTGCTGCTGATGCCACGGTTATCACCGTACCCTATGAGCCGGTCGTAGCAGGCGCATACGCCCGTGCAATCGTTGAGAGGGGCGAAGATGGCGGGCTAACCTCTGGAGAGGCATACGGGCTGTTTAAGTCAGTCCTGAGCGACTATATCTCGCTTGAGAAAGAGCGTTTCTCTGAATACGATACCTTCGTGGCGAACTAATGGCTGAGAACATTACCCCATTCTCGATAAGCGCACCGGGCTTCTACGGGCTTAATACGTCCGATAGTCCGGTCGACCTGTCGGCTAATTTCGCGCTTGAAGCTATCAATTGCGTGATTGACAAGTCTGGGCGCGTGGCTTCGCGCAAGGGATGGACTACTGCAAACACCGCGAATACCGATCTTGCATCATCGAACGTCACTTGTATCGGTGAATTGATTGAGAACGATGGAACTGCCACTACTCTGTGTGCTGGTGGCGGGTTCCTGTTCAAGTTGAGTGGAACCACGTTGGTTACGCTAACCTACGGCGGTGGAGGAGTAGCGCCCACGATCAATGCAAACAATTGGCAGTTCTGCCAGTTGAGCGGCGTAGGGATGTTCTGGCAGCGCGGATACGACCCGCTAATCTACGATCCCGCTATCTCTACGACTACGTTCCGTCGCCTGAACGAGAAGGCGGGTACTGCCGGAACTGTATATCAATGCAATACGGCCATCAGTGCTTACGGACGGGTATGGGCGGCGGATACGACTGCTGACAAGGGAACATTAGTATTCTCTGACCTTTTGACGCCGCATATCTGGACTGGCGGGACTTCCGGGTCACTGAATCTTCGGAATATCTGGCCCATTGGCGGGGATGAAATTGTCGGTCTAGCGGCGCACAACAACCGACTGTTCATCTTCGGGAAGAAGCAGACGCTTATCTACAAGGATGCCGATACTCCATCGAGCATGATTCTTGAGGATTCCCTTGAGAACATCGGATGTATAGCCAGGGACTCGATTCAGCCTACGGGAGAGGATGTTATCTTCCTGTCAGGAGATGGCGTAAGGTCGGTTCAAAGGACGATCCAAGAGAAATCCGCTCCGATGCGGAATTTCAGCAAGAATGTTCATTCGGATATTCAGGGGTACGCCGCACTTGAATCTCTGGAAAACGTGAAGGCGGTTTATTCTCCAAGCAACTCGTTCTATCTGATTACCTTCCCGGCTTCTGCCGTTACCTACTGTTTTGACCTCCGTTCCCCATTACAGGATGGATCAGCGAGAATTACTACATGGACGAACATTGACCCAAAAGCCTTCTGCGAGACAAGTGACAAGATTCTCTACATGGGGAAAGCTGGATACCTTGGAAGTCATACAGGGTATTACGACAATGGTTCTAACTACCGAATGTCCTATTTCACGACATGGATTGACTTCGGGAATCCTATTCAGACTTCAATTCTCAAGAAAGTCATCTTGACGCTCATTGGACTGTCAAATCAGACGGTGGTATTCAAGTGGGCCTATGACTTCATGCAAACCTACTATTCACAGACTACGGTTCTTTCTGGAGTTTCCGCTCCTGCTGAGTATGGAACTGCTGAATACGGTTTAGCCGAGTACGCAGGGAATGTGGCGATTAACACCTTGACCGTTAATGGATCAAGCGCAGGAAAGGTTCTACAGTTCGGAGTGGAAGCGCAGGTTGGCGGTTACAATCTGTCCATCCAGAGAATTGATCTATATACGAAGGATGGGAGGCTCCAATGAGTGATTACATCGTTATTACTGACTACTCGGCAAAGGATGCTTTGCTCACAGGGAACCCGGCCAAGTTGGTCAAGGGAACTGAAATCAAAGCTGATTTTGATGCTGTGGCTGTTGCTGTTGCAACAAAGCATGATTCTGGTGATATTGGCGTTGCTGTCCAAGCATATGACTCGTTCTTGACATCAATCGCGGCTCTCGGAACTGCCGCTGACAAGATGATCTATACGACAGCAGCGAATACTGCTGCTGAGTCGGCAATCACTACAGCAGGAAGGGCGCTGATTGATGATGCAACGGCAAGTGACCAATTGACAACGCTTGGTGTATCGGCTTTCGCAAAGACGATCCTGGACGATGCAGACGAGGCTACGTTTAAGACTACGGTAAATCTTGAGATTGGAGTAGATGTCCAAGCCTACGACGCCGACATCCCCACAGTCTCCGCATCTCAAGGCGAAATGGAAGCCGGCACCGAAGCCGCGCTGCGGTCAATGTCTCCACTTCGTGTTGCTCAGGCTATTGCTGCTCTTGGCGGCGGTGGAACGCAAATCCAGCCCATCAGCGCATCAGTCGGCTCCAATGCCCTGACCATCAGCGCATCGGCCCTGTCGCTCGATTTCCGCTCGGCAACGCTGACCAGTGGCACGGTGACGACGGTATCAGGCACTCCGGCTAACCTTGTAATCAGCAGTGGCTCAACACTTGGCACGGTGAACGCCGTGCAGTCTCGCATTGCTGTGCTGGCCATGAACAACGCCGGGACGATTGAACTCGCAGCAGTGAATATCTCCGGTGGCAACGACCTTACTGAAACAGGCGTCATCAGCACCACGGCTGAAGGCGGAGCGGGAGCGGCGGATACCGCGAACGTCATCTATTCGACCACGGCGCGCAGCAACCTCGCCTATCGCGTCATCGGCTACATCGAATCGACACAGACTACGGCTGGAACGTGGGCCACAGCGCCAAGTACGATTCAGGGTGCTGGCGGAAACGCGGTAACGGCGATGTCATCGTTCGGATACGGACAAGTCTGGTCTGATGTAACTGGAAGTCGAGTGAGCGGTACGACTTACTACAACACTACCGGGAAGCCCATCATGGTGATGGCGACGCATACAGGAGCAAACACTGTTACCTTTACCGTCGGCGGCGTAAGCATGACGACTATCCAAGTGGCTTCTTTCGTCGTCCCTCCCGGAATGAGTTATTCGGCGACGCTGACGATTTCCAAATGGAACGAACTTCGCTAAAGGAAAAATAATGCCCAACTACAAAGATGCCTCTCACAACCTTCACTATCTCGACGATGCGGCCTTCGTCCATCTGCTGTCCGAGGGATGCGTCGAGATTACAGAGGCCGAAGCGGCGGCAATTCGGCAGAGCAAGATTCCTGCATGGTCATGCGCCCCTCTGCTACGTATCGCTCGCGCAGGCCGCGAGATCGCCCTGAACCGGCTCGCCGGAATCGCGTTTGCAGCAAAGGAATCGAACGACTCTGCGACCGTCACGGCCTGCCTCTCTGCGCGGACGGCGCTGCTCAACATAACAACACTGCCTTCTGTTTTGGCGGCGACTGACGATGCCAGCCTGACGGCGGCTGTCGGTGCTGAGTACGCTTCGATTGTTGCCGCGTGTCCCGCAAACATCCGGGCAGCATTCGCAGGGATTCAGTCGTGATCTACCTCGCTCTCTACACCTACGCTTTCTACCTGCTGTTCGTCGTGACAATGGCAGCAAAGTCGGTATGGAAAACTCTCCCACTGACAGCGAAGATTCTGCTTGCTCCTGCTGCGCTTCTGGCCGTATTCATGGATGTATTCTTCAACGTATTCATAGCGACATTCATCTTCATGGATTTACCAGAGGAATACATGTTCACCAAACGTCTGAGTCGCTACAAAGCAGAAGGAGCAGGGTGGAGAACCCGTGTAGCAAATTGGCTGTGTTTCAATCTTCTCGACCAATTCGAGCTAGGTGGACACTGTAGGTAATCTAACCGCATCTGCCGCACAGACGGTGGGAAGGAAGAATCAAATGATTGCGAAGTGCTTGCCGGATATAACTGATTGCCCATCTAAAACTGTCGGTGAGCGGCTTACGCATATCGAGCAGCAATTATCTTCTCTGACTGCTTCGATTGTTTCCTACATGGACAAGCAGACAGATATAGCAGTGGCTTTTCCAAAACATCCCGATACTGGCGAGCCTGACTATGCGGGACATTGTTCTGCACACGATCAATTCATTGCGGAGAGCAAAGCCCGCACTGAGTTCTGGAAAAAGATGCGCTTCGAGTTGGTGAAGTGGGGCTTGCTAGGTTTCTTGGGCTGGCTGTTGGTGCAGGTCTTGTGGCCGGCTCTGGTAAAGGGACACGTATGATGAGCATGTCACTGCGGCAAAAACAGAGCTTATTCGCCTCAATGGTTCCGCGTCTGATCGACAAGGCTATCGAAATGGGCTACGAAGTAACGCTCGGAGACGCCAATCGGGATGAGCGAGTTTTTGGTGCTGTTGGCGTATTCAAGGGCTACGGGAACGCTTCATCGTGCCACAAGCTGCGGCTTGCCATTGATCTGAATCTGTTCAAAGACGGCAAGTTCCTTGACGCCACCGAGGATCACCGTGAGCTAGGCGAATGGTGGAAAAAGCAGGGCGGTACTTGGGGTGGTGACTTCGAGGACGGCAACCACTACTCACTGGAACACGAAGGGAGAAAGTGATGAACGCAGTGCTTAGTGGCTTTTTATCAGGACTCGCACCGACCTTGGCTTCGGCTCTAGGAGGCCCACTATTCGGCGTTGCAGTCGCCGGCCTGACGAAGATACTCGGCATAGACGGCGGAACCGTTGCAGACGTAACCAAGGCCATTTCTGACGGAAGAGTAACGCCGGAACAGGTAGCCGAGATTCGCAAACTGGAGTTGCAGTACCAGGCTGACGAGAAGGAACGCGGCTTCCGGTACTCGGAGCTTGAATTCAAGGACAGGGACTCGGCTCGGCAGATGCAGATCGTGACGCATTCATCGACGCCGACTGTGCTGACCTACATGGTTACGGTAGGGTTCTTCGGAATACTCGGATGGATGCTGGCTGATCCCCATGTGATCGACTCGCCGCCCCTGATGATAATGCTTGGCTCACTAGGGACGGCGTGGACGGGCTGCATATCGTACTGGTTCGGAACTACGCAAGGTTCGCAGAACAAGGACAAGATGCTGCTTGCTAAGTAAGGCTCCGTATCGCGCCGTTCTGCCGAGAGTTGAATCGGTTTTTAGGGATTTTTTAGCCTTTCTATCTCGGCCTGCGCTGCTTCCAATTCACGCAGGTAGTGGTCGCGTTCATCTAACGCCTTGTGCGTGAATTCGTCGGCTTGCTTTGCATCGACCTGCAACGACAGCACCTGCCGCTGTAACTCCTGCCGTTCGTCGCTATGGGTCTGCATGATCTCGGTTTTCTGTTCACAGGCGGTGCGCCACTCTGAACAGTCGGCTTGTGCTTCTGTACGCAGCCTATACTCGTTCTTCCATAGTTCCGTCATGGCGACGAGTTGTTCCGCCTTCGCTCTTGTGCAAACTGCATGAACAGTGCACTCTGTTTCCAGTTCCCCCACCTGTCGGCGCAGAACTTCGACGCTACCCTTCAAATGCTCAATTTCTGACGCATCTCCTTGCTCTTGTAGGAGCAGGGCTTCGATGGTGTCGGCGGCTTCTTCCTGCAACCTGAACAAGTCAGTCTCCTGCGTACGCAGTCTTTCTACGATGTCACTCACGGTCACGGCAGTATTCTCCTTTCGCAGCCTTCTCAGCGGCTAGACATTCGGGTGGGCGGGAGTTACCCCGCCGACTCCTTTACTGTTTGACTTGCTTCAGAACTTGAAGCGTGTGCGCCAGATTCAACGCGGCCTGTGTGAAGTTGATTGCTTCTGGGGCTTTCACATCACCATTGATTTTCTCGGCAAGTGCCTTGATTGCAGCTTCAATTACAGTTTCCATTTGGGTTTTATCTCCAAAAATGTCAGTCTTGAACAGGTGACTGACTAACCTGTGCTGCAATCTTCGTCGGGTAGGCGGTAGTGCTTATCCCCGCCGTAAGATATCCAACCACCCGCCTTAATCTCCGCAATCAACGCGGCGCGGGAGGCTTGCCAACCTGTGTCGAAATCAGAAAATCTATAGGAGTTTGATTCTGCTGCCATCCCGAACAGTTCTTCAAACGCTTCTTGGCTAGTCATCGTTCAACTCCTTGAGTAAATTCTTAGCCCTACGATACGTACTTCCTTCTGGGTGTTCATCGTCGTGGAAGAACGGACCATCTTCTTTGTCTGTCACCATTTCACGCAGAGAATTCACTACCGCGATCAGCTTGAGGATGGTGGCGGGGTTGGCGAGGTTGTGATACAGAATCCACGCTTGTTGCAAGCTTTGAATGTCATCCCTAGTACGCTCTGGTAGATACATCGGCACATCCACCGCCTCCGCAGCGGCCTTCAGTTCAGCGAGTTTATTCATCGTGTTTTCTCCCAACCATGTAGCCTATCCAGCCCGTAATGCCAGAAAACGAAAGCACAGCAAGAAATTGAAGGGCTTTCTCTGCGACCTGCCAATACTGTTCGCAGGTCATGTCTGTTCTCCCATTGCTGCGTCGATGGCGGCGCGTAAAGAATCCCCTCGATGAGGCTTGCTTATTGAATTTCCGTCATAGAGGTATTCCACTTCATAGCCATCTACAACATAAAGGAGTTCAACAGAGCGATGAAGCGTGTGTTGTGCTTCGATCCAATCCAACCGCGCAGCATCCTTCCGCAGTTCAGCGTTCTCGGCTCTCATATTTCCAATCTGTGTTAGCAGTGCTTCCTCTCGCTTGATGGATGCCATTAGATCAACTTCCAGTTCAGCGATGCGCTTGTCCTTGTCTCCATATCCGGCTGCTATGCTCATCACTTCTCTCCTTGCGCGGCGGCGATCATTGCTTTGTAGATGTGTCCCCAATACCAAAATCCTTTTGGGATACTATCCATTGTGCAGGCACATTTATCAGCAGCGCGATTCATGTCAGCAGTCGGCCCCTTCGGCACAACACAATGGGTCGAGGGGATAGGTGCGGTGTGGAGGTAGAGTGGGACAAGAGCGCGCTTATCCATCGGATATGCCAGATTTAGTTCATCCATCTTTGTCCCTGCGGTGTATTCAGACAGCCACATATTCCCTGTGTGTTCACCGTCCATAGTGATACTCCACGCCACCGGCTCCTGCCCCTTCATCCACTCTACTTCAAGTCGAGCGGCGAAGTCGAGATACGGCTTCAAGTCTTGCATCGAAGGCTCGCCATGAAACATTTCCTTCGCTATCCGCAGTACGTCATCTTTGTTCATCTCACCGCTCCTATCTTCCACAATTCAAGCCAGACCTTGTCGGCCTCGCGTACATGGTTGTCCATCGAAACCTCGTCGCCCATGTTTCCGGCGAGGTACGCGAAAACCATTTCTACAGAATACCTATAACGAAGAAATAGTGCGTTCATCACATCCCCCTCGTCGCAAGGTACTTCGCCCAACGCTTCGTCTGCTGCTTGGTCATGTCATGCACCGACAGTTTCTTCGTTACCGGCTTGTCGTAGACCTTGGGAGCTTCGGTGGCGCGTTCCTCACCCATCCACAGCCCCGCCACGAAACAGGCAACCGACCAACAGGCAAAGAACACTATCAGATCGGCGTGAAACGGCTTTCTTGTTGGCTTCATTGATCCTCCCGATTTGTCGAGCGATATATTCACGATCCCTCTGCGCTACTGAGTCGAGGATGATGGCTTCGATGGTTTCACGATTGGCTGAGAGTTCGCCCTGTCGCGGATAGCCATCTGATTGTGCCTCTCGCAGTACGCCTTGCCGCCGCAGGAATGTGTTGCTATCCTGGCGCATCGTTTCTTTGTCTGAGTCGAGATGTAGGCGCATTGTGTTTTATCCTCCTCGTAGCAGATCATAGTTGTTGCACCTTTTCAATAGCGTCTTTGCACCCATAGGCATAGATGTGATGCCATCCGATGCCTCTCAGATACAACTCCCATCCTCGTTGCTCGTCGCTGATCGTTGATCCTTTGACGCGCTTCATTTCGATGCCGAGTTTCCAGTCAAGCACCAGCAAATCCGGTACGCCGGCAGTCAATCCCTCGGCAACCAGGTACGCGGCCAACTTGTAGTCGCGCATCGCCGCATTCGGGACGGCGAAGATGCGAACCTTCGGATACTGCATCCTGAACCACCTGACGAATGCCCTCTGCTCGTCGTGTTCTAGCGGGTACTCCGGTGGCTTGCTCGGGGCGCGTGTTTTAGCCTCTTTGAGAGGCGTATCGAATCCTTCGGGTGCTGGCTTACCTGCCGCGAAGCAAAGGCCGCGTAGCGCCTTCTCGTTGGCTCGGATGGTTTCGTTTAGGGTTATGCGTTTCTTCATTTCGTCCAATCCTCCTGCACCGCCGTATCGCCAGCGCCGACTTTCGCATCCTCGAACAGCCGAGGCTGTGCGTAGGCTTGCTCTATTCGGCGGCAGGCTATGTCAAAGTATTTACGCTCGCGCTCGATTCCGACGAACTGCAAACCCATTCGGGCGCAGGCAACGCCGGTCGTTCCGCTGCCCATGAATGGATCGCAAACCGTCCGCGCCTTTGGGTGCAAGCTCAGACACCATTCCATTACCTGCACCGGCTTTTGTGTCGGGTGCACCGCGCCGTCTTGCGCAATCGCTGCCCGGTTCAGGGTCATGGAGCGCAGCGCCTTGTCCAGCGTCGTGTAGGCCAGTTCGCAATCGCTTTGGCTAATCCGTTGCCCCTTGTCCCACACAAGCCACCCCATCGAAGGGCGCAGGTTTTGCGGGTAGTAGTTCGCGCCCCAGATAATCAGGTGCTTGGCCTTTTCGTGCATCAGGCCAAACAGCCAAGCCGGCGGCGCGTCAGTGTCCCACCCCATGAATTCGTAGCCCTTGTGCCCTCCGTGGCTGCTTGTGCTGGGCGGCTTTCCGTCGCGCCCAATCCCATACGGCGGGTCGGTCAACATCAAATCCACGGCGGGCAGCAGCGGCAGCACTTCGCGGCAGTCCCCGTGCCACAGTTCGCAATTCCCGATTGTCACTTTCTCAGCCATCATCACACCCTCGTCCTCAAATCCCCCTCAACCTGCCGCTTTCTCCAGTTCGGCACAGCGCGTCCCGTAGGCTTCGGCTTGCCAACGAACTCCAATGGCCCAGACAAGCACCGCCCGTCGATATACAGCGATCCCGTTGTCGTATCCGCCCAAGCGTCGATATGCCCCTCGTCGCGGTACAGCAGCACTTCGCACACAAACCGCGTGTGGTGCTGCTTCGGCCCTCGGACGTCGACTGAATGTTCCTTGCTGCCGGTCAGATCGTCCAACTGCTTCGTGAGCAGCAGCGGAGTACCGGCATCGTCGGCGTCGTGCCATTTGCGGAAGGTGGGTGTCATTTGATTGCGTCCATAGCCGCAAGATAAGCCGCAGACCTTACGGGAACCTTACAAAACATATCGCACACTCGCGCATATTCCGCAGCCAACTCTGCGAGTACCCGTAGCGTGTCGCATTGAGCATTGTTGAGCCGCACTATCTCGGCTTGCTGGTCGGTTGTCATATCAGAACGCATCGTCACCGATGTCGTACTCACTCGCCGGCACATTCGCACCAGGCTTGTTCTCCTGCTGTTCAGACTTCGGCTTGTAGGTATTAACAGCGCAATACCACTTCCCCGACTTCGCCTCCTTAACGTCGAGGTTGACCCACTCTCCCTCGCGCTGCGAAAGCCACTCGATCAGTTCGGCCACCTTGATGCTGATTGCTGCCTTCACAAAGTCCGGTGCGCCGTCCCTCGGAGCCTTAACAATAAGCCCCTTGGGGAATTCGATTTCATTGTCTGCCATTTCACTTAACTCCTGATTGATAAAAGTCTGCTGCAATATCCGAAACGGATGCCATCGCGTCATAGACGCCCATCAGCCGATCCGGTGCTTTGGCGCATTGATCCTTGAACAGCGCCGTGGTGATTTTCGTCGCCACCCAACTGCCGCCGTAGGATACAAACACCGCCAGCGGTTGTGACGAGGACATCAGTTTGCGCTCAAGCGTCTGCGCGGCTTGGTGCGAGATTGCGTTAGTCATCGAACTTAGCCGCATCGTTGCGCTCGTCGGCACGGTCGGCTTCCCAATCCTCGCGGCCAGTGTCATCGCGCTCGACTCCACTGCCGCCGCAACTGCTGCACCGTGAGCCATCGTACATGCCCTCGCCGCTACCAGCGCACTGTGGGCAGTAGCCGGGTTCGTCGTCGTCAATCTCGTCGCCGCATTCGGCGTCTGTTCCGTCGTCGTTAATCATCTCAAATCTCCCCGCCATCAGGATTCGCCGCCATCTCCGCAGCCTGAGCCTTGGCTTGTGCAGCAGAAATCTTGAGGGACTTCAACAAATCACGCGCATCGACAACATCCGACTCCATCCACTCAGCCAGAGGCTTGCCGTATTCCTGCTCCAGCATGGGCAGGGTGAAGCCTATCGACGCGAAGGCGTGTAGCACCTTGCCCTTGGTCACTTCGTCGACGGGACGGTCTGGGCCGATTCCGGTAAGGTCGCCTTCGCTATCGTCCCCGCTGATTGTTCCCTTGGCCGGCTTCTGGATTTCCTCGACCTTCGCCTTGACTGCTGGCGGGACGGACTTGGCTACCGGCTTCGGTGCTGCTGCCTTCGGTGCAGCTTGTGCCGCCGCATTTCCGTCATCGTCTTCACTCGGGCATCCGGTCAGAGCCTGAACGCCATATCTTTTTGCGTAGGTGATTGCCGATCCGTAGCCCTGTGCGTCTGCCTTCGCCACTGGAAGGCATGTAATGCTAGATACCCACTCGCCGGATTCATGCATTAAAACGGTTTCGATAACGACTTCGTTCTTCTCACTAGGCTGGGTGAGTTGAACAAATGAAAGGCCGTTCGATGTCAATGGCTCACGGATTGCATCAATCACACTGGCAAGCGTTGAGTAGTGAGATTTAAAGAATGGGTTTGAGGCATCCTTGGATGCGCCACCCATAACACGCTGCGCTTTGGCAAGTGCGGCAGCAAGTTGCCCTATACTTTCAGATTTATTCATGATGTGATTCCTCTTTGTAGGAGAAAGACATTCCTCCTGTTGTATGGTATCTGCCAGACAAAACCTTATTCACAAGTTCACGGCGCAACCCATAAAACTTGGATGCATCAGCTATAGAATCAAAGCAAGCACCATCTGTTGTGCATACTATCTTCCGCTTTGCTCTACCTGGGCTGCGTATCTGAATCCCTAAATATGAAATGCGCGAACAGATTGTTGTATAGGAAAGATTCGTTACCTTGGATATATCAATAGACGACATTCCTTGGTCGCAATACATTTTTCTCAAATCTTCGTCGCATACAAGGTCTTTGTACGACTTCGATTCCTTTCCTGATGCACATTTCTTCCCGATTAGAGATTTGCTTATCTTCTCTCCCCACCATCTTGAGCCAACCCGTACCCCGTCGCCTCCATTAGTGAAGTTTGCAACGCACTGGCCAATAGATTTGTAATGAGCGATCCAGAAAATTTCTCTATCGAAAGCGGTATCTTCATCCAAGCACTCCTCAATTATTGATACCTCGTACTCATACTTCGACGCAATGCGCTTCCAAAAATCACTTCTATTCGACGTTATAAACAGCCGCTTCCCGCTCCCCTTTCCTACATAGAAAACTTCTCCGCAAGGCTTTGAGTGGGCATAGATGTAATACTTGTTCATAACTGCCTCACTTAATGGTTACGCTCTGGCCTACAACCAAACGAGCGCCTGGTACAGTAATTCCTGATTTGAGTGCTTCCTTTACGGCGACCTTATCGACCTCTGGAGGGGGCGCAGGCTTCTGACGCTGATACTCCCACGGAATCGCATCGGGATCATCCACCACCACTGACGGCGGGTTGTTCCGCAGCGCAATCTTGAAGTACGGCGATTCGATCTTGCTGATGCCGGTGCGTACCATATTCGACAACAGGTACTCCCGAATCGACTCAGCGCGGGTTTCGATGGCCTTGCGCCGTGCTGCCATTGCTGCCTCGGCCTGCTTGATCTGGTCGGCTAGGCTTTCAAGATTCTTGATAAAACAAGCCACATTGGTCGCTTTGACTTCCATATCGCCCTGCATGGCCTCAAGGGTATCCGCAACGGTCTGCGGGTCAAGGTCGAGGTCTTGCAGCTTGGCAACGTCTTGCAGGTAGGCGTCTGCTACCTGATATAAAGCGGGTAGGGCGTTCATGCTGCCTCCTTGTCGATGTCGATTTCGGAAATGTTGTAGCCCAACTCAGCCATCCATTCCCCCAACTCGTTCAGCCGCGTGTCGCCGGCCAGCGTGAGGAATGCATCCTTGGCTTGCGGAGTTGTCATGTCCAGTTCGACATAAACGAAGTGATGGCCTGACGAATAGACGTTGTTGATTTCGTTGGCGCGGAATTTGTAGGCGCTCATGCTCCATTCTCCCGGCGAGCCTTGCGTTGCACGTCGGCAATCTCGTACAGCCGCTCGGTATAGTCACCGCGCTTATGCGGCTCCATGTCGCGCTCCATCTCAGCGCGTTGCACCTCCTGCATATACACGCCCATCTCGAACAGCATCTCGCACAGATCGTATTGCTGCTCGTCGCCGGCCTCGCGTTCCTGCTGCTCTTGCCACATGTCAGCACTTCTGCCCATGATTCAACTCCCGAAACTGGATCACAGGAAATTTCGTGATCTCTTTAGCCTGCTGCCAGCACGATTCGTATGTGCCGGCCACATGCCCTACTACGGAAAGATTTGCTACGCCATCAACTGCCGGATGCTGCTGCTCTACTGTTGCTTCGTACTGCGGTACAGGTTTCATTGTGCTACCTCCTTGGCTTGCATTTTCCACTCGAAACTTACACGAAACTTACAACGCGCAATTATTTACAGCCCATTTGCGCGATGTGTCGAAGATTTCGGAAATGGTTGCGCGTGGCATTTTGTCCGATACCTTGCGACCGCGCTTGATGATAAAACTGCGATCAGGTAGCTTCAGGCAGTTCAGCGTGAACGACTTTCCGTTGGCTTCGATGGTGATGCGTAAATCGGCTTTAACTTGAGGCATGGTAATGATTCCTTTGCGTAAAAATGTTAAGCGGTTTTATGGGTTCACCCATATCACACGTTGTGCGTCAAAATCATGCCGTGTACTCCATTTCGGCTATTTCGCAAAAGAACGAGCACGACGGCAGCGCCTCGTTTCGGCGGGCTGGGCCGGGTGGAATCTGGCGCAAGCTGTACCGCTCGCCGGTCTGCCGGTTGCGGAACAGATAGGCGCCCTCCCCAATCTCGTCTTGCACCGCCGCCAGTTCCTCGAACTTGTCCGGGAAGTCCTCTCGGATCGCCCGCCAATAGCCCTCGCCACCCTTTACGCAGCCGATGCAGTTCGCGTTGTCGTAGCCAAGGCGGTACATCAGCGGCAGCTCAATCCCAGCGCGCTGCACCATCGCCTTGCAGTCCTCTTTGTCGAGGCCGGCGTCGATCAGCGGGGCCAACACAGTCCGGTCAGGGTTGCGCTCGCGGAAGTCCTCCAATCGGTCGGCTTCCTCGACGGTGTAGCCAAAAACCATCACGTCTCCGGGTTGCTTCCAAGCATCAAGCAGCTTCCGCTTCAACTCGCGGGAGCACGGGGCGCCGCTCATGCCCTTCATGTACTGCTTGCGCCGGAACACCTGCACAATGTCGGCGCCGTATTTCTCGTCGCGCAACACTGTCACCGGGAGCCCAAACCACTGCTCGCAGTCGGCGAGAAAGCGCCGGTTGTCTGGGTGCTCGTTCTTCAGGTAGGCGTTGATAATCTCGCAGCGGTCGCCGTACTGGGTGAGCGCAAGTTTCGTCGCCACCGCCGAGGCCGCGCCGCACGAAAATTGGCAAACTATTCTGTTCACTTCGCTACTTCCCGACGAAGGGCGTGCAGCGTCAAGTCCGCGTGAATGTCGAGCGCCGTGTCGCCAGCGCCGACTTTTCTGCATTTGTCACGCATTAGCTCGATCATCAACTCCCGATCCTCCGCGCGCTCGCTGTGCCATTCCGCTGTCCTCCAGCATTCGCGCAGTTCTCTCAGTGCTACCGTGTCGTCGGTCGGGTGGTACTTTGGGTTTCGTGCTCTCATCCATGTGTCAAAGTTCATGTTCTTCCCCGTCATCACCGTTTGCCGCACAACCCGTCGTGCGAAGGGACGCGCCGCGATGAGGCCGCGTCGCGCCCCTCCACTCTGTCGTTGTGCCCCTCGGTCGCCGTCGTGCCAGCGCCGACTTTCTGATCAGCCAGCGCTTCCCGCAGGATGTTTTCAGCCTTGAACAGTGCGCCTTTCGTATCCGGCTCCGATAGCAGCATTCGGTAGCACCGCTCGACAGTCGTGGTGAATTCCGTGAGCAGTCGCCGTTCCTCGCGTATCTGGGCACGCAGCATCCGTTCTCCGATCTCGAACGCATTGGCCTCGCAAAAGCGAGCGCACGGCGCAGGGTGTTTTCCCGTTGCTTGCGCCGCCTTCCTGTCGTCGGCGTGGATTGGCCAGCGCAGTGCGCCAACGATCTCGCGCAGTTTGTCGCGCTCCCATATCGCGCAGGCATGGCAGTCGCAGTCTGGTTGCGGTTCGTGTGGTTCGTGGTCGAAGCTCATTGTTCTTTCTCCGAAGATGCGCCGTGGCACAACCCGTCAGTGCAGGCGACCTGCCGCGATAAGGCCGCGTCAGTCGCCTGACTTCTCACGTTGTGCGTCAAAGCCGTCCCCTCGTCGCGCCGGTAGTCGGCTATTTGTTGCTTCAGGCTCTCGCCGTCGCCGAGGTGGTAGCAAAAGCCAAGCTCCGAAAGCGAGTCCGCCAGATCGCCGCACGTCTCGCACAGATACCAGTCGGCCAGCGGTACTTCGTCGCCGTAGATCGATTCCTCGATGTAGTTGCACCGCTCCGAGGTAGGCCGGAAACGCTGCACCTTCCGCGCCGTGTCGCCAACGCCGACTTTCTCGCCACACGAACAGCATTTCCGGCTGCGCTTTGTCGCCAGCGGTGCCTCGTCGGCTGGCTGATACCACCACCAGTCCGCGCCGTCATGGTCATATCCAGAATCACAAAACAGGCTCATGTCTTCACTCCGTATCAACCGCGCCGCACAACCCGTCGTGCGAAGGGACGCGCCGCGATGAAGCTGCGTCGCGCCCCTCCACTCTGTCGTTATGCGTCGTCCTTCCCCGCACTCTCCACCTTGATTCCGCCCGACACAAGCCGCGCAGCTTCGGACGTACTCGTAACGACGGCGCAAGTGTGCGTTGTCTCGGCAACGTGCTTCATAGCCTGGGCCGCGTTGGTGGCTTCGATCAGGCGAACCCTCTGCGTGGCGGTTTCAACGATTCGATACAAACGTAGTTTCATAGTTTCTGCTCCTGTGGTTGACAGGGAAGAATT